CATTTTAACGTGCACATTACGACCCGATAACGCACAGACAAAGCCCTTACTCTCAAGGTAATTTTTCAACGCGACCTTTGCAGTCTTTTCATCCTTGGCTTGGAACATTTGCTGTACTTGGCCGGCATCGACGAAAACGTCCATGTCACCGGATTCAACCTTAAAGCCTGCACTGCCGATATGAGGGATAACTTGCAACCCATCTGGCAGTGCTGCTTGAATATCGCTAATAATACCCGGGACGTATTCTTTTTTAATAGCGCCAACGTCGTCCCAAACGTTGCCACCTTCCATTAGGTTGATCATTATTTGATGCCTTGATATTGATCTATCACGTCGTGAAACGTCTGTTGCATAGCCTCAGGAACAGGACGACCATTCTTGGCATTTACCCATTCTCCTTTATTGCCCATAACGTAATCGGCGTTGCTGTATCGAATACGTGCTGGGTCTGATTGAACTACTTGTGGGGTCAACGGGTTAGCCTTTGGCTCAAGTGCCATTGTAGAAGCGTTGCCTGGTACTTGCCGTGGGGTAGTTGTTGATTGTTCAGGTCCTGCTTTGCCGGTTTTTACTACTGGGTTAGCGGGTTGCTGCGGTAACTGGGCGTTTGGCGTTTGAGTCCGCATATAATTTGCTAAAGATGCAGAAATATATTCAATTACGCCTGCTTTTGTCATTTGTAATTGGGCATTTGGCATCAATACTTTTGGCTGTTTGAGCCATAATTTAATATAATTATCTAGTTGATCTTTGTACTCGTCTGCCTTAGCAGGGTTTAACCTAGCTTGTGGAACATAACTTGCCCACCCTTTGAATATTTCATTTGCACGATTAGAAAGGATCTTGGCGCCTTTTGCATCGTGTGCTAAGTCAGCTACTCCGTTTGTTGGTCCTGGCGCTGTCGCACTTGCACCCGGTGCACCCTGCGCGGCGCCACCCATCAGTCCTTTACCGAACGCTTTTACCGCATCCCATGGTCCTTCTACAATAATCTCGTTTACTTTCATTTAGCAACCCTTTTTAACCCACGTGTAAATTTGCTAGAGTCTTGTCCCTTGATGCTGTTAATCAGTCTGCGCTCTAAATCAGCAGCAGTATCTTGATCGTAAGTCTCACGTATTAAATTGATGAGATTTACAGCACCTTGTATAATGTGATTAGCTCTACTCTCCAATAGACCTTCACGATCTTTCTGAATGAGCAAACTATCTAGTTCGTCTAAGATGCTTCTTGTTTTGCGTTGCAAGGGATAACTCCAGGATAAAGTATTTATCTGTCCAAATTTCTTAACGTGTTTAGTCCGCTTGCTTCTTTAGTCCAGCAAGCATATTCTTTAGTTTATTTGACTGAACCTCACCGGTAACTGGCTTAATTTCACCTGTTTCCTTATCGATTGCCTCCGACACTACTGTACCTTTGTTAGCCTTTGCTTTGATCTGATTCATTACGCTGTTAGGTGACTTACCGCCTGGGCTAGCATTTTCGCCTTCGTCTGTAATACGCAGGCTTTCTACGTTAAACTCGAGGTCTACTTTCTGACCAACGCCACTAGACGACCGTGTCTTTAGTAGTTGCAGTTGATATTTGCCGCGCTCGCGCATTGCCCTTGATGTAAAAATACCGAACACGTTATCTGCCGTGTTGATCTTCGAGATACCGCCCGAGATGTGACTATGATCAAACTCTACTTCGTCGACCGCAGAACGATTCAGCTGCGATGCTGTGATCATCAAAATGTTCAGCTCACGTGCTAGGTTACGTAACTCTTCAGACACATATTTGTCTTTAACGAACAAATCGTTTGGGCTAACCTTTGCACTAACTGGCATAAGCAAGTCTAGATAGTCGACCATAATGTAGTCAACCTTAATGCCGGACTGGATCTGATATTCCTTGATGTATGCCCGGACGTCGTTAATGTTGCTTTGCGCTGGCATATACTTGATCTGCAAGCCGCCAGCTTTCTTAGCAGCCATCCGTACCTTGAGCTCTACGTCGTCAAGATTCTTAAAGATCTCCTTAGTGCTTACGTTTGCTACCATAGAGTCAATACGCATTGCGCACAACCCTTCTGACAGTTCTAGCGAGAGGTAGATGCCGTTCAATCCCATCATTGTCCAGTTGACCGCAATATTCTGCATGAACAGTGATTTGCCTGAACCTGAGCCGCCCGCAAAGATGTTTAGCTCACCGCGGTTCATACCACCAAACAGCAACCTGTCTAAGGCTGGCCAGCCTGAGCTACACTGTCCGTTGCCCGACTTGATCTTCATCAATCGTTCGCGAGGATCAGCAAAGTAATTAGTACCAATGTCCTTCATTAAGCCAATCTGTACTGCATCCTTAATCAGCTTCTCTACTGGAGCAAAGTCGCCCTTTTCAAGTAAGTCTGCTGCTTTAAGGATGGCTCGCTCTAGTTCTTGGCGTTTGCTAAACTGTTCAAATTCGTTTAAGAACCAGTTGTAATGCTCTTCGTTTACTCCGTTAACTGGTTGCAGTACTACGCTCGTTACTGCGCTAATCTGTGTCAGCGTAGGCATTGTCTTATAACGATCAGTATGCTCTTGTAAGAACACTGCTACATCGCGCAGCCCACGACCAAAGTTTTCTGGATTAAAAATGTTCTGTACCCGCACATAACTTTGCGGATCTTGAAGCATCATCTCTAAAAAGAGTTTTTGTATTTCTTCGTTGTACTCAGTTGTTGCCATATGCGCGCCACCTTAGCTGAATTTTTAGTTTCATTCGTTCTACGTTATCTACTATATCTTTAAGCACAAACAGTTTGCCAAACTTTTCAACTGCTGCGCTTGCATCTTTTTCTTGTTCGGCCCATAATGGGAAAGCAACTGACCACCCTTGCTCCATTGCAGTCTTAACTAGGTTGCTGCCTGATTTTTCGTAGTCAGGTACTACAATAATTTCTTTGTTTTGCGCTTCAAGTAATGCAATCTGCTGCTTACTTATCTCTCCGTGAAGCACTGCTACGCCGTCAAGAGCAATTGCGTCAAGCGGGCCTTCCATCACAAGAATAAACTGAGACTCTGGTTTCTGCATGTCTAAGTTGTAGACGTATCCAGAATCAATCTCAGTCATGTACTTAGGTTTAACTGTGTCGTCAACTGCTCTTGCAGTATAGCCTACTATTTCATTCTTATACGTGAACGGAATGATCACCCGTTTGTTCATTCGCCCTTCAGTAGAAGCAGACCAGTACAGATCATATTTCTTAAAATCGACCTTGCGATTAGATGCATACGTAACTGCATCCATAAATTCTTTAGGGTAATTGTTAGCACTTTTGAGTTCATAAAACTCGATCATTGCCCAGAAGCTAACAGACTCGGCCGGCAGTGGAAATTTCTTAAACTTTACTTTTACTTCTTCGCGCTTAATCTCTTGTACTTGCCCTAAGCGAGTTAGCAATTCTTTTTCACGTAGTGCCTCGAATACCAGACGATGGATCTCTGACTCAGACGCACCCATCCACGTTAGCAGCTTACGGAATTTGTATGATAGTTGTTCGCCAGGCGAATAATGGGCTTTGAAACCGCAGTTAAAGCAATGCCAGCTTACGGCTCCGTCGCCTGGAGAAATCAAGCCTCCTCGACCACGCTTATCTTGTGTTTGACCATTGTGCGGGCAGCAAACCGCATTACCCGACAACCATCCCCCAGTTGTAAGTTTTGTTTTGCGCCCAGATTGCCACAGATTGACTACATAATCTGCAATGTTACTCATCGAGTCTGGTTACTTTCCATTTATTTTGGTTTTTGTAGTGTCGAACAACAACATGGTTTTTGTAGTTATTTCGATAAGCATTAAATAATGACCAATAACTAATTTGTATTTCGTCAGCAAAGGTTGATGCAAACTCTTTGAGACCGAGCGAAGTAGTCCAGGTCCGTCCATCGGGCGATTCTATTAAATACTGACCTTTATGTGCATCACTCTTCTTCTTCTTAGTTTCGTCAGATTCTGGGTTCGCTGCAAACCTCTCTTTTTGTCCTGTGCTGCAATTATTACTACGCGAAATCTTTTTATCTGGGGTCATAGTAGCATGGTGGTTTAGTGCGTTAAGACGAGCAGTTTCAGAATCGATACCAACCCCGCCGGGCGTCATATTGTAACCTTCGACGACTGAGTTATGAAACGCAATCCAATATATTTCTTGTGCATCAAGTTCGTGCTGCGACCAGGCATCGTTTGATTCGATTATTTCGAATTTCATCTGATCCCACGTGTATTTTCGAATTGCATTCGTGATCTTGCGATCAGTAGTGCAATGTCGCTCTAACTGTTTGTACCAACTAATTTTCTTCGCTACTGTAACTTTAGATTGCCCAACGTACTTCTTTCCGTTCGGCGAAGTAATAAGATAGATAAATGACATACACTTATTTATCAATCCGCAGTTAAAACAAACTGAAACTGAGCGAGGGGTATCTTGAATGATATTTGCCATTACAGTTATTTTACAGTAACGGACTAGTGCAGATCAATGCTTATGAGCGAATCAGTACCTTAGTAACTTCGCCAGAATCGTTTGTAATGATGAACCTAAACGCAGTGTAGACCCCGGTCCAGGAAACGATGTCGGGAAACGTCTGGCTAAAATAGGTATCTGTTCTAATAGTCGACCAGGTCAACGTAGAACCTGTCGGTGCTGTAGGATCAAGCGTA